TGTAATCAAAGTCTTGATCCCAACTTTGTTCTGCAATTAAGTCTTTGTTTTTGTATTTAGGTTTTTGTAGTTTCCATTCTTTAATCCAACTGCTTGAATCATGTGGACTACACATTACACATTTAAGTTGACATACATTACCTAAACGTAAATCAAAGTAAGGAATGTTTACAGGTAGATTACCTTGAGCATCTGTTTTCTCTACAATACTATCAAGGTCAAGTCTGTTTTTCCATACTTCTGTTTCCCATTGTCGCTTACTAACAATACCCTTGCTTTCTTCTGCAAAGCATTTACGACAACTTTCTGGTATTTCGTTGTTTAGCATTTGCAATCTTGTTCTACGCATATGTTCACTATTCCATACTTCTTCAATAGTATGGTCTCGCATATTCATAGCAATGCCATCTTTCTTAACAAGTCCTGCTGTCTTATCATCTTCTATACCTGCACCTGACGCATTAGCAGTACAACAAACTCTAACGTCACCGTTAGGTCGTGTTGCTAAATGTATCCACGGCAAAGGACAAAATGTTTTAGACATGTTCTTTCCTTTCAAACTGTGCATTTAGTTTATCAAACTTTCCGCATTGTTTGGAACATTCTTTTATACCAGTTGAAGTCCAGCAACTACTAATTTTGTTAAAGAAGTTACTGTCAAATATTTCTTTCAAAGACTGTTTATGTAAGTTAGGAAACTTGCCTATCTTTATCATATAGTCTATACGTTGTGGAGAGTGCTGTGGTATCCAATCTAAGTCTAACCAACAGCAAGGACTAACGTTGCCATTTGCACTAATATACATTTGATTATCTTGTTTTGCTTTACAAGTAATTGTAGGTAGTACATCTTGCATTGCCTTTTTTGCAGGTTCGATCATTTCAAGACTTTTACTTGACGGCAATAAGGTATGTGTGATATTGTAGTTGTCATCAAGTACATCAAACTTACCATCTTTGAATCTTGTAGTGTGCTTAATACTAAATCCTTTGAATCCTAATTGTTTACTCATTTTTTCACAATCATCAACTTGATGTTCGTTGTGTGCAAACACTAACATATCCCAACGTGCATCGCCGCCGACATGTATAAATGCACTTGCATTATTAATAATCTTTTCCCAATTAGTGTTAATTCTATATAATGAATGTGTGTCAGGCAATCCGTCAATACCAAATACAACTTTAACTTTTAATTTTGCAAGTTGTTGCCACCACTCTTTATTTCTACCACTTCCGTTAGTGTGCATTTGCAAAGTCATTTCAGGATTTGTTTCACGCAAGTATCTAAAAATTTCTAATGTATCTTTAGCAACAATAGGATCGCCTAAGTTACCACACATATTAAGAAACTTTAACTGACGTACAAAATCTCTTGGAAACCAAATAACAAAAGTTCCTAAATCTATTTCTTCTAAGTCTAAACCTTGAAGTAATGGACCGCCATGTAATCTACGTGGACACATTGGACAACGTGCTTGACACTTAGAAGTAACTTCTAAATGAATTGACGTTATGTCTTGGTAATTATACATTACTTCTGATTCATCCTTTCAAGTGTGCTTTGAATAGTATCTGGATTCAAATCAACATTTACAACTAACCAATAACTATCATTGAAACTACTGTTGAATAGATAGTGCATTTTTAACGTATCTATAAAATAAAGTCTACCTGGTTCCCAATGTAGTGTTTTATCTTCTAATACAAAATTAAAGTACGGTGGATTAACATTACGCAAAGGCATAATCAATCTAAAACTATCTGCTTTACCAGAATGATAATTCCAATCTCTATGTGGAGGAAAGAATCCACCTGGACCAAACTTTAAAAAGTGTGTTCTATAATAATCTTTGTCCCAAGGTAAAAGTATATCATGTATTTGTTTGTTTAGTACAGGAGTTGCTACGTTAAAGTCTTTTTCATTGTATGATGTTTTGTTTTCTTTATTGTACTCGTACAAACTATCTAAATCAATACCGTTGAATGTACCGTCTGAACTTGTAACACTTAATCCCCAACGATTAACATCTTTACGTGGATTATATTTTTTCCATTCAAAGTCATTAGCCCAAGCAATTAACATTTCTGGATCAGTTGTTACGTCTAATTCGATATGTTGACCGTATTGTGTAAGTCTATGTATCATTTCTTTTTCCCTATAACCATAAATCGTTTATACTTAGGTAATTGAATCTCATCTTTTACTTCTATTTCTAACAAACTTTTCCTTGCAAACTGATCTAAACTTTCATAGCAATTAACATGCTCTTCTAATTCGTAGTAATCGTTGCTTTGTACAATAACCTGTGCGGCTTCTGGTACATTGTCTAACCATTGTTTGTATTTTTTATGAGTAATGTGTTCGCAACTTGTGTTGATAACAATATATGGCTCTGTTTCATATTTGTAATCTACCATATCACAAGTTACTGCTTCAAACTTACCTTCCATTTCGTATCTCTTGTTTACTGTAGTTGCAATTTCCTTGCATACAGGATCAACATCAACACTTATAATTTTTTTAATACCTATTTCGCTGTTGAATAGCATACTTGCCAGTAATCCGTTCCAGCCTCCGTGTATAACTATTTCAGCATTGCGTATTAATTTGTTCTTTTCTGAGATAGTATCAATCAACCATAACTTAGATTGTATTTGACCGCCCCAAAAAGTTTCTAATGTACGATCTCTATCTTCGCTATTGCGAATTGCGTCCATCCAGAACTTAATATCTTGAATATCAATTTTCATTTCTAATCTTCTTATTATATTTAACTGCTTCTTGAAGCAATGTAAATTCAGCATTGTACCCTTGTGCTTGATGTATTAGTGCATCTACATCTTTAGGAAAGCAATGGCCGCCAAAGCCACGCTTTTCTGTTACATTTGAATGGCTATGTCCTATGCGTTCATCCTCTGCAACAAATTTTCGTACTTGTTCGGAACTAACTCCTGCACTCTTACAAAGATCCTCTAATTGATTAAAGAACGATACCTTTAATGCAAGGAAACTGTTACGTGCATACTTGGCTAATATTAATTCTTCCGGATCTGCTGGCTTTACCGTTATAGTTCCAAGAAGTTCTACAAAAAAGCCTGCCCAGAAGTGTGTACTGTCGCCACCTAACAACACAGTCTTTGTATTTGCAAAGTCTATTACTGCTGTTTCGGCACGTAAGAACTCTGGACTGAATGTTAACTGCTTTTCAGGAAATGTATCTCGTAGCATACGCCAACCTTCAAGACTTATTGTACTCTTAATTAAAATAGGGACATCTGGTGCTTCCTGAATAACTTCAAATACGTTATTCATGTCACAACTTCCATCAGGTCGTCGTGGCGTACTTACACAAACAATAATTGCTTGTGCATTTCGTAAGTCATCGTAATGGCCAAACTTATGATCGCTGATTAAAACTGTATTTTTGTTTTTCATACACTCAGCAATGGCTTTGCCTACGTAACCGTATCCTGCTATTCCTACGTTCATAATTTCCTCTTTGGTATTTTGCTATCTGCACTGCTTACACACGTTGGTGTAATACAAGGCATTGGTTTATCAAACAATCTAAATCCATCTTGTAACGTTCCTAAAGGTTGATCGTGGCAACTGTAACTACGTTTAACTTCGTTGTTTCTAATTATACAACTTTGGTACCCACTATTACATTCCCAACCTTTAAATTTATTAAAACCAAAAGCATTTAATCTTTCTGCTTGGTCAATACTGTATTCTACTCCATTAGCATCCGTGAGCGACATTTGATGAACTGCTTGTTCGCTTTCGGTACGCAATACTTCTTTTTGTTCCTCGGTATAACCATCAACCACAAAAGAAGCGGTAGGATCAGACTGAGGCTTAAGAGTAACGTGTAAACCCCTTTCAATAAAACGTTTACTTCTGGCATAATATTCCTCCCATAATTCTGGTACCATAACTTGATTAATAGTTACAAGTACACCTTCGTCTTGGAGATATAAAAGTTTATCTCCGAATTCTTGTTCATTTGCAAATTCTGCATGAAAACTTGCTGTAATACTTCTTCTGTCCATAACATTTGTAACATCTAAAAACTTTTTCCACCATTTCTTTGCTGGACTACAATTACTTGTCATGTGTATGCTTAGATATTCGCTTTCATAATCTTCATAGTGATTAACTAAATCTAAAAAGCCTTTATATGCTGTAGGCTCACCGCCACTAAAACTAAAATGAAATTTGTCAAAGCCATTTGCTTTTGCTTGTTTCTTGATTTCATCAATAGATGTTTTATAAACTTCTAATTCTTGATAGTCTGGCTTGTCGGTGTTAGCATAAGGCCAACAGTAACTACACTTATAATTACAAAACCTACCAAGGATCCAACTAACGCTGAATAGATTAGTATCCAACATTGTTTTCTGTCCAAGACTGACAATGTCTTTAAAAGGAATCTTTGTGTTCATTAAACTCCTCTTCCAAATAATCAAAATCATTTAACATTGCAAGTGCTTCTACGTTGCCTCTGTAGTGTTCTCCAAATTGCTTACCACACGCCGCTCCGTGCATTGCAATCTTTCCGTACTGTCTGTCAGCACCAACAGTAAGCCATGTTTCCAAACGCTTCTCTGTTTCTTCATCTACTTGTCCTGGAATAGTTTTACTTGCTAATTTTGCACATTCTCTAAATGCTCCACGCCAAGTACTCAAAGCATCAGTGTTAAATCCTGTTACGCAACTTATCTCTGGCATTGCTTTGAACTTATCACTAATACTTGTAGTCATGTCGGGCATGGAAGTGTCCATGTTCAGTGTGAGTGACCGTGGTAGTAACTTAACACCTCCATACCCGTATTCCAAGTCATTAATTGGATTTATACTTCGCCAGACATGAACTGTTTCTAAATCCCACTCGGAAACCTCAAAATTAAAATCAAAGTCTGGCATTAACTCTGCATCAGCATCAATAACCCAGAACATTTTTGTAAAACATTTTTTAGCCGCGGCAATGTGTGCTTGGTGTAAACCTTTAACATCTTTTACACGCTTTGCCATAGGAAACATTTGCTTGATGTGTTTCCAGTTTTCATCAGCGTTTGGTTCGCCGTAACTTATGAAGACTATATCATACATTTTACATTATCCTTTATTTGTTCAACAACTTGATCGTGTATGTCATATCCGTCATGTGCCATATCTCTTGCACGACCTGTCATTTTTGTTTTTACTGTTTGTACCATGTCTTTGTCAAACCTTGTTTTAAAGTCTGCTTGGAATGTCCAATTATGTACAGGCACCCCAAGTGCGTTCCATATATTGTTTACACTGTTTAAATGATACAAATTCTCATAATTCATTTGTCCTTGTTCGTGAGCCCAACGTTTGTGATACCAATTTGAATCCATCATTTCATATTCTTGTTCAGTTCCGTCTGGAGTAAAGTTAATGTTTCTATCTTCTAATCGTATCTGCGAACCATGAAAAAGTGTTTTCTCTATGTATGCAAAACTCTTTCTTGACGAGTGTGGCCATTGAATTAAGACGCATTTAGGAAGTACTATTTTGTTCTTCACGAATAATTGTGTGTTTAACGCAATAATATCAGGTCCTGTGCCTGCTTTGGCTAAGTTTATTACGTCTAAACCGTACATTTGTGCAATTTTATTACACCATATTTCTTCTTCGTATAAACCTACACCTTCAGTATAACTGCACCCGAACACTAAAATATAATCGTGATTAAGACCCGTTAATTCTTTTGTGCGATATCCAAGGCTATTAAAGTTATATTCTAACTTGTCAGCAGTATTATGATAGTGCCAACCTTCTTTGTTATGCTGTTTATAATTTTCTTTATCATCACCACAATACCAATGCAGACTCTTACCAGCCTTGCCAGGGAAATATAACAGAGGATGGTCTTTACTGTAATACATTATCTTGTGTTTCCGTATTGTATGATAAGATACTTAGAATTCTTTTTCATTGTTCTCCAAGGATCAATAAACACAGTATCCTCAGCATAATCTAAGTATGGGGTTGGGTGAGCAAGTAAAACTATGCCGCCAAGTTTTGCTTCATGACTTGGCATTTCACTTGCAAGTGGATCGATAGCAATAGTTGTTTTTCCTGCTTCTCTTATATAATGATCTACAAGTAACGCATAACTTCCATCAACATATGGTACTCCTGGTTTATATGAAATACCATTTAGAAAGATACCGCCGCCATATTTCTTTTGTGTTTCAATAACAAACATTGCAAGGTTTTTTGCTTGTACTTCTCTTGCTGTCATAATGCTATCAAAGATATCATATTTTAAATCTAATTCTTTTGCCATGTAACGTAATGCAATATTATCTCTTGGGTGGCAACTGCCTCCGTCACCCATACCTGCTGTCATGTACATTGGACTCATAATACGTTGTGTTGAATGTGCAAGTGCATCTGTTACTACATCAACATTAATGTTACCTTGACGTTGTGCAACATCTTGAATCATATTAACAAAACTTAATTTAGTTGAAATAAATGTATTGTAAAATACTTTAATACATTCGCACTCGTCATATGTTCCTATAACATAGCGTGGATCATTTTCCATAATGCTTTCATAAAATTCTTTTAGTTGTTTTGCATCACCTGTTTCGCTACCATCGTCTGTGCCTATCATTACCATCTCTGGATTAATCATATCCCAA